AGGAATGAAAGCTCAAACTATTGGATTTCATGAAGTATTTTTGAACCAAGCACAACAGTTAACCGATAAGATGCCGTCAACAGATAATTCGCCTGTGTGCATTTATTTACATGCATGCCTTAACAATGCTTTAAGGGCTTTAAAAAGTGCAGTGGGCATACCCGAAGCCGAAGAACAAATGAGAGTGGAGATAAATAGATATGCGGGACTTATAAATATTTTAAATAACGCTAGAGCAGAAGATTTAATGCTGCAAGAAGTTTTAATTCTTATGAGCCTAAACAGTTCGATGGAACAAACTTTAAAGGAATTAAAACTAAAACTTCTTAACAATAAAATTCAAAAAGGAGGCACCACACATGCTTAATCACTTAAATGAACTTAGTAATAATAATATCAGCAATTATCCTGTTGTCAATAATGGTATGTTTCAAAATCAAAGAAGGCTCGGTAGTAAAGGAGATTATCAAGAGCGTGAGTTATTTTCGATTATTGTCACTCAAAAAGGCGAATCCGATTATCTTGCTATAGATTTATATACACATATAAGAGCTTGGTTTAAGCCTAAAAAGAACGGTGATTTAAAATTAAAAGAAAAGGGTTATAAAACTAGTTACGAAGAACTAGCCAAGAAATTCAAATGCTCAAAGTATAAGGTAAAAAGAAGAATAGTCGCTCTTGAAAATCTAGGTCTAATAGCAAGAGATTTTAGAATTGAGTATATGTGCGGCCAAAGACTAAATAATGTGCTTTATATTTTAGTTTGGAAAGAAACCCCACACTTTTATAATGAATTCGGTATTGAAAGAACCGTAGCATTTCCCGCAAATTTAGATAAAAAAACATGGGAGAATATTCGCAAAAAAGATAGTGATATTTTTATCCAAAATACGAACACCCCCCCTATAAAAACAGCACGAGTACTAGAGCAAGAATGCATAGGCCCCCGTGCACACATGCACACATCATATAATAGTAATACTACACCTAATACTACACCTAATACTAACTTAAATAACTTTGTTATTTTTAACATAGCAAAACAAGAAGAAGATGTTGATTGTTTAAACAGCAGTGAGGAACATTCAAATTTTGATAATTCTGATAACAAACAAAAAACAAAAAATGAATTTGAGTTAACTAAAGAAAAACAAGTGGAGTTATTGCAAAGCCTAAGCGGGAACACTACGCCGCCTCCTACTATAACAAACCTCATGAAGTCTAATACCTACAAAGCTCCTGAAGCTTATACTTGGGATTATGAGCAATACAGAAAGGATCATGGTTTAGATAAAATTAAGGAAGAAACTGCTGTAACCATAGTCTCTAAAGGCATGGAGATGCTAAAAAACTTGAAAGTCATAAAACAGGAAGAAGTTACAACACCACCTGCAACTAGTGCAGAATTTGCACATGTTGAACAACTCTCAACCAATGAACCGATTACTAACCGAGGATTCCTCGGTCAATCATCACCTCAAGAATTTGATAAACCAGTTTTGTCTATCAATGCTAATGGGCGTTTTGAACCTAATAGCGAATTTAAACCTAATTTTTTGCGTAATTACCGATTTAACAGGCAACAGTTTGACGAAATACGAATTTTAACAAACGATCTTGAATTAACCGATGACGAAATAATCGGAACAATTCAGGGAATAGTAACCGATAAACCCGATACCCAAATATGGGGAGGTAAAAAAGCATTCTGTAATTTTATGGTTAAAGTCTTGAACAACCGACGTAAAGCTACGTTAGAAGACGATTCGGAGTCCATAGCCGATATAGAGCGAAAGAAATATGAAAAAGCTCTGTATAATTTCGAAAACAAAATTATCGAATGGTTTTAAGCTATGATGAACAACGAATATCAAAAAATAGAAGAAGAATTATTAAAAACCGCCGTTCAACATGAGAAAGGTGTTATCGGAGCTATACTTCAAGACGAAAATTCAGCGGTATTAGCGGTAAAAATTCTCAATGAAAGTTATTTTACGATTAGCTTACATACCCATATTTTCAAAATTGTGAAAGAGTGCGTTGATCGAGGAGAAGCTGCGAATAAAATTTACTATGCCGTTACTGCTTTATCTGATGAAGAATGGGGAGTGTTAGCGCATAAATCCGTAGATAAAACAAAATACCTAAATGAATGTTTTGCTTTAGCCATAACTACGCTGGGCAATCAATATCTGTTTGAAGGCTGCTTGAATTCCCTTAAAGAACAGTACTTTAAACGTAAAATTATTGAAGAATCAAAAATTCTTATTAACAATATTTATATCAATTCAACGGCAAAGAATATCAACACCTTAATCAACGATACCATCAATACATTTGAAAATACCACCGAGTTGTTAATTAACGATTACGCTCCTCAAGATTTCAAATCCTTAGCTCTTGAGATCATTAGTAAAAAGCAAAGCAACTTAATCAACAGCGGCTATCCCTCTCTCGATAAAATAATCGAAGGCTTTAAGAGTAGTCAGCTGGTCGTAATAGGAGCTGCTACTTCAGTAGGAAAGAGTGCTTTTGCAATAAACGTAGCTCTAAACATTTGCGACCAAAACGAGAAGGTAGCCCTATGGTCATTCGAGATGGATGAACAAGAGATTATGCATAGAATTTTTGCCATTCGTACGGGTTATAATAGCTATCCGTTAAAAAACGGCACAGTTTCGGAAGAGCATTACAATGCGCTAAGAAAATACATAGATAACACCAAAGACGATATCAAAATATTCACTAAGCATATTACAAGTCTTGAAGAGTTTTACTTGCACTGTAGAAGATTAAAAATAACCGAAAACGTGAAAGTAATAATAATAGATTATCTGCAATTGATCCACTTAAGTGGAAACTATGAAAATAACCGAGTAAGAGAGTTGGAGAAAATTACAAATACTTTCAAGAAGATAGCTAGCGAGCTTGATATACTGATTATCACGCTTTCGCAGCTATCTAGAGAAGTACACAAACGCAAAGAGCAAACACCTATACTTTCGGACTTAAGAGACTCAGGCTCTATAGAGCAGGATGCTAACATAGTCATACTCTTAAATCGCGCTAAATCATACGATCCGACCGAAAAATTAATAGAATTTATCGTAGCCAAGAATCGTAGCGGTAAGACAGGTTCATGTACGCTTAAGTATCAAAGTAATCTTACGAAGTTTTCAGAACAATTAAATTTAAATATTTAAACAATAAGGATAAATATGCCAAATCTATCGAAAATTATCTTAATCGGTCATGTAGGTCAAGACCCTAGAACTCCGTCTCAATCCAACCCTGAATTTGTTACTTTCTCGCTTGCCGTAACGGACAAATGGAAAGACAAAAGTACTGGTGAGAGAAAGGAATATACGGAATGGTACGAGTGTATTACTTCAAGAAATAACACGGCTAGCGTTGTAAAGAGCTACGTAAAAAAGGGGGATGCCTTGTACATAGAGGGTAAACCTAAGTTTAGTACTTATCAGACTAAGAACGGGGAAACAAAGGTAAAGATTAGCGTGGATATAACCGAACTAAGAATGCTGGGCGGTAATGGAGAAAAGAGCAGCCAGCCTACGCAGCAACACGAGTCGGCGCCGACTCATGATTACGGCAACTTAGATGATGAAATACCATTTTGAGGAAAATAAATGAAAGTTCTTGATCTATTTTCAGGCATAGGGGGTTTTTCTCTCGGTTTTGAAAGAGTCGGTTGGCAAACTGTAGCTTTTTGCGAAATAGATAAACATTGCCAAGCTATTTTAAAAAAACATTGGCCTGATGTTGTTATTTTTGACGATATTACAAAGTTGGATAAAAGCAGTCTTCCTAGTGATATCGATGTCATCTGCGGCGGTTTTCCGTGTCAGGATATATCCGTTGCGGGACATCAAGAGGGAATAACAGGGAGTAGGTCTAATCTATGGAAAGAATATAAGAGGTTAATAAATGAAATTAGACCGAAATACGCAATCATTGAAAACGTTGCAAACTTACGAAATAAAGGACTTGTTACCGTCCTGCAAGATCTCGGCGAGATCGGGTATAATGCACAGTGGCACTGTATACCTGCTTCCGCCGTTGGCGCACCTCACAGACGGGATAGAATTTGGATTATTGCCTACTCCGGTAGCTATGGATGCGAGTGCAGGGGAAATAATAGGAATAGAGGATCGCTTCAAAATAACCAAGAACGGCAATCTGAGGAAGTACAACAGGAAAGGGACAAGCGGAAGTCTCGGTCTTGCAAGATATGTAAAGCTTCTGCCGACCCCGACTGCCAGCGATGCAAAAGAGAGTGGGAGTTTAGAGAAGTTAGCGAGCTATTCGCTGATAAGATCGGGCAAGCTATCCTACGAGATAGCGTATCAAGAGATACATGGAAGAAAGAACTTGTGCCGAGAGTAGTAGATGGTCGGCTTAACCCTGAATTTGTCGAGTGGATGATGGGTTATCCTATCGGCTGGACTGAAAACATTGCAAGAACTCAAAGAATTAAAGGGCTTGGAAATTCACTAGTACCCATTATCCCTGAAATGATTGCGGGGGCTTTGAGTAAAAATATTTAAACTAAAAATAAAGGTAAAACATGACTTGCATAGTAGCTTTAAAACACAAAAACGAAAAAGGTAATGTTGCAGTAACTATGGGGTGTGATTCGATGGTTTCTGGCCATCGAGCTTATAGCGAACAAGACGTTGGACACAAGATTTTTAAAAAGAAAAACATGCTTATAGGAGTATCTGGGGCTTGTCGTGTATCAGACGTCATAGAGCATGAGTTTGAACCGCCGCTAAATGTTTTTTCTCAGGAATTTAAAGAAAAAGAAGTGGAACGATATATGGTAGCTAATTTTGTACCTTCTTTGATCGAGTTTCTAGATAAAAAAAAGATGATAGAAGAAAAAGAACTAACAACGAAAGACCGCTTTAGCTTTAGTCTGTTGGTAACTTGCTATACCAGAATTTATGAAGTTTCTCCTAACTTTACCGTCTTAGAGGCAAGGAAATTTACCGCTATCGGTTCAGGTACTCGTTACGCTTTAGGAGCTTTATTTAACAAAAAAGATCGTGAATTTTCTAATGAAGAAGAAGCAAAAGAAGCTATTGAAACAGCTCTAGGTGCTGCTGCTTTTTTTGATCTTTATGTAGATAATAATTTTAAATTTGAAACATTAGATTTTTGAGGAGCTAGGTAAGCAATGAACAAAATAAACGCAACCAGCACTCCTTTAGAAGACTGTATTACTCTGCAAGTATCGATTAAAGACGGCAAGTATAGCTTTAACGCTACTAAGAGGCTTATAGAACTGAAGTATAAGTACAGGTTTAAGAGTGCTGACGATAAAGAAGCGGTAAGAGAGTTTTACGATAGGTTTTGTTGTAATAGAAAGGAGGCGTAATGACTGAAACAATAACAATTAAATATGAGGATTTAAAGAAAATGACGGAAGTAGTAAACGCTAATGATTTAAAAAATACGGTTGAAAAACTAGAGCGACTAGAGAACGAGAAAGCTGAGCATCTTGAAGTACTAAAAGATGGTTACGCTGAGGCTAAATCTAAGGGATATTGTACTAAAACCCTAAAGCATATTCTTAAGCTACGCAAGAAGGACAAAGCTAAGATTGATGAGGAAGATGCTTTGCTAGAACTGTATAGAGGAGCCTTGGATATATGAAAATAACATGGACGGAAGTAATAGAATTTGTAACTTACAAAGGCTGGTTGCAAGAGGTTAAAAACGAGAATTTGCCCTCAGAAAATAGGTGTGATATAAATGTTACTAACTAAAAAATAATTTTTGAAAATGATAAATTGGAAACACGCTAGCGTTAAAATAGCTGAACTTAAAGAGTACGAGCATAATCCTAGAAAGATTGGTAATAAAGAATTTGAGAAGCTAACGTCTCATATAAAAGAAGACGGCTATCATCAACGTATCATAGTGAATAACGATTATACGATAATAGGCGGACATCAACGTAAGAAAGCCCTACTAGCATCAGGATATACTGAGGACAGTATGATAGATGTATTGATAGCCGATAGACTGCTGAGTGAAAAAGAACTTGATCGTATTAATGTACGAGATAATCTACCATTCGGTGAATATGATTTTGATATTCTTTCAAGTAGATTTGACCTTGAAACCTTAGTTGATTTTGGTATGCCGGGGGATATGCTAATCGGTTTCGGTGAAGAAAATATCCTTAACAATGATGAGTTTGATACATCAGATTTACCTACAGAGCCAAAATCTAAACTCGGTGATTTATATATATTAGGGAATCATCGGCTGTTATGCGGTGATAGCACTAATGCTCAACATGTAAGTAGATTATTGGATGGAGCAAATCCTATATTGATGGTTACAGATCCGCCTTACGGCGTAAAGTATGAGCCTGAATGGCGAAATAGTATCGGTGATGCACACGGAGTAGCTAGAAATACCGGTAAAGTATTAAACGATGATAGGTACGATTGGTCAGAAGCTTATTCGCTTTTCACAGGTGATATAGCTTATGTTTGGCATTCATCTAAATACACGCATAAGTTCGCTGAGAATATAGAAAGCTGTGGCTTTGAGTTAATAAACTTAATCATTTGGAGTAAACAGCATTTTGCTCTAAGTCGAGGCGATTACCATCATCAACACGAACCTTTATGGTACGCAGTAAAAAAAGGAAAGCAGCATAACTGGCAAGGTAAACGTGATCAAAGTACTATATGGGAGATAAATAATAACAACATATTTGGCGGTGGTGGTGAAGAACAAACGGGACACGGTACTCAAAAACCTCTTGAATGTATGTTGAGACCGATACTCAATAACTCCGAGGTAGGACAAGGGGTGTACGATCCATTCGGAGGTAGCGGTACAACTCTAATCGCTTGTGAGAAATCAAAGCGTAATTGTTATATGATGGAGCTATCGCCTGCATACGTAGATTTGATAGTTGCTAGATGGGAAAAAGAAACTGGGGAAAAAGCGGTTTTGATTAATGAGTGAAAGTAAAAATGGTAAGACCGAAGACTGAAATAGATATAGAGCTGGCAAAGAAATTTTGTCAACTGCATTGCACTGGCGAGGAAATAGCCGGTTATTTTGAAGTAGATTACGACACTTTGTTAGCTCGTATTAAAGAACATGGTTATAGTAGTTTTTCGGAGTTTTTTTCTAGGTTTTCTGCTCAAGGAAAAATAAGTTTACGCCGCAAACAGTTTGAGATGGCTATGAAAGGTAGCGTAGCGATGTTAAGTAAATTAGGGGACAATTGGTTAGCTCAATCCGAAAAACGAGAGATAACTACTAAGGATGTAACACCTAAAGAGCCGAAGCAAATAATAATACAAGTTAATGAAAAACCAGAGCGACGTAATAAAGATTGAGTGGTGGCAGCAAGGTTTATTTGAACCATATCGTCATAAAATTATTTATGGTGGTCGCGGTAGTGGTAAGTCATACGCCGTTGCCGATGCTTTAATTACTGAGTCTTTGTACAAAAAGCATCTAGTTCTCTGTGGTAGAGAATTCCAAAATTCTATTAAAGAAAGCGTTCATTCTTTGCTACAGCAGAGAATAGAGGCTTTAGGTTTCGATGAGGATTATGATGTTAGTCGAGATGAGATTAACTGCGCTTATTCAGGTAGTAGGTTTATATTCAAAGGTCTTAGGCATAATATAGATAGTATTAAGTCTATGGCGGGTATTACTCGTCTTTGGATAGAAGAGGCAGATACTCTAAGTGCGGAAAGTTGGCGAATAATAGAACCGACGATACGTGAACCTGAAAGTGAAATATGGTGTACTCTTAATCCTAAAAACAAAACGGATATACTGTACAAAACATTTATAGCTAACGAACCGCCTAAAAACTCATATGTAGTCAAAGTTAATTACGCAGACAACCCATACTTCCCTGATGTTCTAAGAAATCAGATGGAGACCTTAAAAGTCAAAGATCATGGAATGTATAGACACGTTTGGTTAGGTGAATGTTTAGAACACTCAGATGCACAGATATTCAAAGGCTACTGGACTGTAGCTGAGTTCGAAGAACCTGAAAAAGTACATAAATACTTTGGTCTTGATTTTGGTTTTAAAGTAAGTGCCACCGCAGGAATTAGATGTTATATACACGAGAACAAAATATATATAACTCACGAAGCGGTAAAGCTTGAGCTTGATATAGATGAGACCGGTAAATTTTTAGAAGAACGATTACCTGATCTAAAGAAAAATTATATATACGCAGACAATGCTAGACCTGAAAGTATAAGCGGTATTAAAAAACAAGGTTATCGTATTGAAGCTGTAGAGAAAGGTAAAGGGTCGGTCGAAGATGGTATACAGTATATTAAGTCGTTCGATCAGGTGATAATTAATCCTCGTTGCACTGAAACTATCAAAGAATTTACCCTGTACTCTTACAAGGTTGATGAAAGAAGCGGTGATATTACTGATGATATAATAGATAAATACAACCATTGCACAGACGCTTTACGTTATGCCCTTGAGCGGCGCATGAAAAACAAAGGTGCAGATTACAGCAAAATCAAAGTTCCTGAATGGATGCGGTGAAATAATCAATAGGCTCTTGACAACGATAAAATACTAAAATATAAAAGAAAGGTAGTTGTCAAATCCTGCTGGAGCGACAGCTACTCTTTCATAGTTATACCTATAATTATCTGTTAAGTAAGTGAATTAGAGCCTCTAATAGCAATATTAGGGGTTTTAGTTTTTCTCGAAGATTTCTCAAAAATTCAAAAAAGCCTCGAAAAAGATTAACCGGAAAATGTGATAAAAATTGTTCTATAAGGTAGGTTATGGAAAGTGTGATAAGAAAGTCACGATTTTACATAAGTTAATGTTAAAATGTTAACTAAAAATTCATTGTTCGTAATCCATTCTATATTCGCTAAAATATTGACAAAAGGCATACGTAATATATAATTATAC